GATGACTGTTTAAAATATAATTTGAAGTTGCTGAATCACTTAATGCTACAAATCTTTTATAATAAGATAAATAACCAGTATAACTTGTATCAGGTGAAGGCCCAAATCTTAATGTTTCTGCAGCGTTATCACTTTGAATTGTATATGTTTTAGGTCTAGATGTTGTAGATCCTGCTCTAATATCAAACATTGTACTAGGTGTTACATATTTTAATGCAAATTTAGTACTTGATAATTGTATGTAAAGAGATCTAACTCCAATAAAACCTGTTGGTACTGCTACAGCTTCTGCGTTTATTGTAATAGTATCAATCTGCTCCATCTGTCTTATTCTTAACTTGGCATTGAAGTCAGCTTCAGCTAACCCAATAAAATCATCTATTTGATTAGTAAGATCAGATCTATTTAACCAGTCTGCTATAGATGCTTTTAATCCTGCATATGTTGTTAACGCCATTATAAATTTCCTTCAGCTGTTCTAAAATATCTAAACTCATTACTATTAAGTTTAGTTTTCATTATCTTTCTTTGAATTTGTTTTGGTAATTGAAACCAGTTGTTAGTTCCATTATATTCTTTAGTCCATATAGCAAGAATTAAAGGAGGAATACTAGCAACTCTTTTCATTTCTTTAGCACCAGATATATATCCACTATCATGGTTGTAAAGTTCCTTGTTTCTTTTTAACAAAGGATTTACATCTTGAGAATTATTGATAGTTAATTTACCATCAGACTCTTGGATGTATTTAGTCTTTACTCCTGCATCGTATTCAACTGATCTTATCTTAGCCATAAATTATTCAGTTAGTTCTGTAACGTATAATTGTCCGTCTGATGATCCAATTCTTAACACAGCTATTTTTTCTCCAGCTGATACTTTAATAATTTCAACTTCATTTGCAGGTAGATATGTTGTAGCTACTGCTGCTGTAGGTGCTACTGCTATATGTATATGACAAGCAATAGTGCTAACTACTCTAATATATTCTGTTCCATCTGTGAATGCTGCACCTAAAGAACTTGAAGATGCTGAAACTAATTTCTGTACAATTCCATGTCTTAATCCGTAATTCATATTTATTCCTTTTGTTAGGGGATGTTGCCATCCCCATAATTAACTATCTTCTTATAACGTAAGTGATTTCCATTTTAGATGCATTTGAAGAACCACCATTAGTAATTACTTCAAGTATTGATCCTTCTAATACTTCATTTAAAGCTGTTGGTTCTACTGTGTATTTTTTTAATGCAGAACTTCCAGCTACATGACTAATAGCTGCACTTGTACAAGCTACAGTATCTATTTCAAAAGTAATAGCTGCTGTTCCTGTAGTAGTTGCTTTGTTTTGTGCGAAAATTTTAATTATTCTACCAGCGTCTGGTACAGTAACAAATGTTGATGATGCTGATGATACGTCAGGTATTGCTGATGTTATAAAGTAATCGTTTAATGTTCTCATTGTATTATCCTATTGTTCCGATCATAACCTATCTCTGATCTTCAATGTTTTTAAAAGTACTAGGGGAGTAGTATTAAGGTTACTCCCCTATATACGTAATTTATTATGAAGTAGTTAAGTCGGCTACTAAGCCACTTGCACCTTCATTTCTTGATTCAAGAGTAGCTTCTACTAAAAGCTGTCTTTTTTCTGAATCACCAGTCTTAGCAAGTTCATGCATAGAGAAGTCTCTTAGGAACGCAATGCCCCAATATTCCATGTCTAGTACATAAGCGTCTCTATCTCTAGAGAATCTATTAGGTACTACTTGCAATTGACCAAAGTCAGATGCGTATACGTCAACTGATGTATATAAAGTAGCGTCTGCACCTGCATCAAATCTAGTAGAGTTACCAGTAAATCCTGATAATTTCTGCTTATTGAAAGGGCCACACATAACCATAGATGGATCTCCACCAGCATTCCATACTGATTTGATGACATCTTTTAATTGTGCTTCTGTGAATGCTCTTTGTGTTCCATCAGTTCTAGCAGTGTTTCCAATACCAGCTCCTGTTGTACCATCTGCAGCTTTGTTATCATTAGTGATAGTCCAAGCTCCAAGAGTTCCCATTTTTCTTGCAGTTGTTGCATTTCCACCTACTTCGGCAATATTGCCAGTGATACATGCTTCCATATCTCTTTTAAGCTCTTTAGCTCTCTTAGCGATTTGGTATGCAACTTCTGATGCTCTACCTGCTTTATCAACAGACTCTTGAGTTCCAGTAATAACTACAGTTTTATCCATAATTTGCGAACTGTTAGAAAGTCTAACTGTTGCTACTGAAGCGTCTAAACCTGCTTCATCACCTTCAATAACTGCATTGTTAGATGCTGCTGCTGCAAGTGCGTCTGTTTGCCATTCGTGAAGAACAGCAGTTGCTTTAGTTTTAGCTGCTGAGCTTAAAAATGGAGTATCTGTAGGTGCTATTGAATAAATAACGTCTGAAAGATCTTCTCTTTCACCTACTGAATCATACGTATCGAACGTATTAGTTGGTTGTGCCATTGTATTATTTCCTTTGTTGAGATTTAAGATTAATCATATCGGCTATGGCAGACTGGGCATCTTTTATATGACCAGACTTTCTTAGCGTATTGATTTTATTTCTTACGCTCTCTCTACCTGAACTACTATTCGATTTTGCAACACCAGCTTTTAAAACCCTTGGAGCATTTGCTATCTTCTTAGATACAATAGGTCTTTTGTCTGTTTGAGTTTTAAAGCTCATAGCATCTTTTGCTACCATTAAAAACCTATGGTCTGCAAGACTACCAATTTCTTGATCATTAAAACCGTAATCACGTAATGAATTACGCATACTAAGTTTAAAGGTATCAATTTTATTTGGATCGCTAAACTCTGGTATTTTTGTTGCAGCAAGTTCCTTTTGTGTATTAAGATAAGATTCATACTGTTGAGATTGAACCTGTCTAGCTTTATTTTTTAATCCTTCTATTCTGCTACTTTCTTGTCTTAATTCAAAGTCAAGTCTAGAAGCTTCTGAGGGATCTTCTTGATAAAGTTTAGCAAGGTCTTGTCCACCTTGTTTCTGTTTCACATATTGATCTGCTGTCGAAATTAAATCGTTTAGTTCTGATAAACGAGTATCGTAACTTTGACTCAAACTACTCTTTTGGTTTTCAAGATCTCTCTTTTCCATACCTAAAGTGTGAGTTTTTTGTCTGTAATCCGAGTCTCTAGAATATCCTGCTTTCAGCTCATCGAGGCTCACCTCTAACTCTTGACCACTTACTTTTACTCGGTGGAGTTCTGGTGTCTCTAATTCTGTTGTAGTTTCTTCTTCAGTCTCAGTATTTTCAGGAGCTTGTTCAGGAGTGGGTTTCGATTCCTCACTTTCTGGTACTTCCTGTTTCTCAGGAATTGGCTCTGATGGTTCAACATTAGTTGCTGGTACTTGATTGTCCTTTTGGGGATTCAGTAATCCATCTATTTTATCTGCTGCACCTTCTGTGTTTTCTGACATGATCGTTCCTTATGGGTTGACGAATTTGAAGTTTCGTTAGATTAACTTCGTTTATTTAATTGCTCAATATCGGCTTGAGCTAACCTTCCACTTGACATAACACTTAGTAAATGTCCTTTGATTTTATCCACCATATTAAAGGCTACCCAAAGGTTTCTACGAGTATCATCGTCTGCGAAACTTGTGTTAAAGATCTCTAGTCTGTAAATATCAGAAAGATCTTCAAATGCTTTCTTTAGAAGGGGATCGTCCAGCAGTTGCTGAGCTCTCTTGCCCTCCCTTATTAGTATTTCCTTGTCCATCATTAAAGAATTGCTTCTGTCCTCTCACTATTTGCCCCATTAGATCTCCTGATTTTTGTAGATCAGTTTGTTCTAACATGGATCTTCGTTTAAGTTCTAGTTCATCAATTTTGGTATTGTATTTCAATTCCATTTCTTTGATGGCTAGTTCATAGTCTAGAAGTGAACTTCGCATTTTGCCTTCCAATCCTTTAGCTTCTGTTTCAGCTTTTAACTGAGCACGTTGGTTTTCACCTTGTACTTGGGCTAATGTCACCTTCTCAAATTCAGTAGGTGGCTTAGGAGGAAGTTTAGGCATTTGTGCTGCTCCCACTTCTGGATCCATGAAGTATGGTTCTATACTATTTAGACCTGCATTTTCAACTAATTTTTTCAAAGAGTTGTAAATATTTCTTAAATTGACCATTGGGCCATGAACATTCTGTTGTAAATTGATTGCAGACATTTGTCTTTCTAGAATTGCATTCATCAATATTAACTGTTGTTCTTTTGATCCAGTACCTAATCCTACTTGTACTGTGATATTAACTCTGTCTTTCCATTCGTAAGGTCTCATAGGAATATACTTACCTCTGATTCTTACAATTTTTTCCTTGTTTTGATATTTACAAGTTAGTTCAAACATTTTTAAGGCTAAATCTTTTACACCAGTTTCAGCAAAGATTCTGGCGATTAACTCCATTCTCATTTGTGATTGTGTTAGATTTTGGTTTTGGCCAGTTGCTGTACTACTTAATGCATTTGAATCTAGCCCTTGTGATTGTCTGCTAACACCTGTTCTAGTTTCCTTAACGGAATCTAAATATGCTAACATACCACTTGCTTGTTCTGTAATGGGTTGAGCCTGAATAGGCATCATCACATTTTGAGGAGGTTGTTTTGTTCTTACAATTCCTCCTGGACGATTTGTTAAAAGATCATCCATTGAAACTTGTCCATCTTGTACTGCAACTCTATTATTATTTGTTAGATACATATTATCTAACATCTGTCGCATTACAGTTGATTTAATTAATTGTATATCTTCTACTAATTCAGCTATACTTCTACCATAGAATCTGTGTGGCATGATAACTGGAGTCATAGAAACAAAAGGCATAGTATCTATTTCTTCCATATCAAGAAGTTTTTTACCATCACCTGCTACGCAAATTTTTAGTAATTCTGCTTTACCATCTCCATCTACATCCATTCTAACATAGCATTCATGAATTAAAATATCTTGTGTACTTTTATCTCCATCAGATTCTCCATGAGAAAAATCTACGCTTTGATGTCTAGTAAATTTATCTTCACTATAAAAATCTCCATCACCAGTAGGTAACGAGTCAACTAAATCTTTATCATAACCCATCTCAACTAATTCTGTTCTTGTTTTGTTCACTCTATGACAAACAAAGTTTGCAGTATCAATTGACTTACATCTACGTTCAATTAGAAATTCTTCTGGTGGAACTGGTTCTATTCTTACTTTACCATAAATTTTTGTTCTATGGATTACTACATCATGTAGTGTAATTTTATCTATTTCTTTACCAGACTCATCTGTAATAGGTTCTTTGTAAGCAGTATGAGCTGATACTTTAATCATATCAAGAGATACTAAATCATTAAACTCATCTTCAGTTAATCTTTTGTATTCTTCTCTTTCAATTTTTTCTGCATCATCCCAATATACTTTTAAGATTCCGTTCTTTTGAATTAATGCGTCTTTGAATGCTGTATATAAACAAAGGAAACCATCATTCTCTTTATAGAAAATATAGTTTAAATAATCTGAACATTGTCTAGCCATTTCTTCATCTTCTGGCCCCATACCTTCACAGTTAAATACATTATCACCTGATGTAAAAATTCTCATCAATGATGGCATTAAACTTTCTACTGTATCTAAAACATCGTTAGAAACAACTTGAGAACGACCTTCTTGTTCATTGCCAAGAGGTTCGCCTAAATAATATTCTAATGATTTTTTTCTAGCAGATACAAGTTCTCCACCAATGTATCCTGATGCGTTATGTATTTCTCTGCTTACTACTGATAATATTTCTTGATTTGATTTTTTGTTTTTCATACTACGTATTTTGTATCTATATTAATTGGTTTATCCCAGTCTGATGTATCAATTGGGTCGTGTACACATCCATATCTAAATGCATCACTTGCGTGTGAACACCAGTCGTGTAGAGGTTTATTTTTAAAAACTTGATTCTTGTCGTCCCATTGTTTTCGATACTGTCTCAAAGCATCTAATCCTGTTTTACATTTAACTCTGTCAAAATAACAATTAGGTAATGTATTTCTTACAGATTCGATTCCATGATCTACTTCTAACTTAGGTGCTACTTCAAAGTCAATACCTAATTCTCTTGAAACTTCTAATCTTGATTTACCTGTTCCTAACTCTCTCGCCATTATATCGTGAGGTGCTATATGTCTACTATAAGCATAATCTTTTTCCATTAAGATATTTGCATAGTGTGCTAATGATTCACCTGAAGTTTCGTAATAATCTATTAAATGAACTTCATCTCCAATTCTTTGTGCAAACCATATTGCAGTAGAATCTCCAATACCCAGGTCCCACCAAGTTTCTACACCAACAGCTTCGTCTACAGGTACTTCACCAATTCTTTTTTCTTTATCTGCTTTAGTTATTAATCTTCCAAAGTAACTTCCTGATACTGCAGCAGTAAATGAACATTCAAATTCTTGTTCGTACTGCTCAGGACTCATTATATCCTTAGCTTGTTTTAACTCGTCATCTGGGATTACCCCTGTTTCAGAAGCTCTATATAGTTTCCCATACCAATCCTTATGACCACGTTGTGCAAAGTCAAATACTTCCCAAAACTGATTGTGTCCCATTGGAGTACCAATAAATAAAACCTTTCCTAATTTATCAGATACTGCTGGTCTTACAATCTCAGTCCATACTCTAGGTGACATGATAGCATATTCATCCATCACAACACTATCAAATCCCATTCCACGAATACTATCAGGATTATCTGCTCCGAAGATTTGTATACGTGAGTTGTTGAATAGATCTATTCTTAATTCTGTTTCGTTTCTGCTACCACCAAATTTCATTAATGGTGCTGTGTATTGTTTCAAATATTCCCAAGCGATACTCTTACCTTGACGATAAGTTGGTGCAATAAATGCACATAAAGATCTTGGTTTATCTGCTGCTGTCTTAATTAATTCGTTTATAGCTAGTACTGATTTTCCGAATCTCCTGTGACATACTAGAACACTAAATCTTTTTAATGAGTTGTGTACGTCTAGTTGATAAGGTCTTGGCTTATAGGGTATTTCTATGTTAGCAACTTTGTCTTTAGTCGTCTTTTTGCCAAGAGACTTTGATTGCGATTGGTTCATCTGTTCCTATTTTAGACGTTGATGATGCTAACCTAGGGTGAACAAATGGAGCTGCCTTTTCTGCTGCATACATTTTACGCTCAGGTGAGCTCATAGGATTGTTTAACACAGCTAATAGATAATCCAAAGGAGAATGTTGATATTTATCTGCCATATCTTCCATAGATTTCCACTTCTTCTTAGTGGCTGCACCTACAGGTCTACCAGCTCCAGGTCTTTTACCACCTAAGTTTGTAGACTTAACATCTTCTTTTTTTATTTCTTCAGACATTATGCTTTTCTTCCTCTTTTATCAAACTGTCTACCTTTAACAAAATTAATACCTTTTTGATTTTTAGCACCTTTGTATAAAACAGTACCAGCAGTTAATCCTATACTTAAAGGACTAAACGCTATTTTACTTCCAAACTTGATACCCTTCTTCATTATTTGTTTTAACATAGAAGGTTTCTTTGGAGGTGACTTCATAAAGTTTTGATCGCCTTTATATATTTTCATTAGTAACCTCTTTTAACTTTCTTACCAGTTTTTTTAGCAGCCATCTTAGCTTTCTTTTTACCAGCTTTTGAATATGGGTATTTCTTTTTTCCTACCATTGGCATAATTATTTCCTATTTTAATAAACCTTGTTGAGCAGCCATTCTTGCGTTAGGCATGGGTTGTTGACCACCACGTCTTTGACCCATTTGAGCCATTTGTTGTTGAGCTTGAGGATTCTGCTGTAATAATCCTTGTT